TGTTGATCAAAAGACTGGTGTCGTAACCATTCCTGCTGCGGCTTCGAGTGGCGTTCAGAAGACTGGCACGGTTGGTTCGGCTATCATTCCTGCGGGAACCACGGTTCAACGTGACGCAGCCCCCAGTGCGGGCTTCTTCCGTTTCAATGTCACCGATAGCAGCTTTGAGGGCTATGACGGCACCGCGTGGGGTTCCGTTGGTGGAGCTACTCCTTCTGGGGTGTCGGGTTCCGTCCAGATCAATGATGGCGCTGGTGGCCTTGGGGCAATTACCGACTTCAAGTGGGATTCCGCCAACACCGAGCTGGATGTTCCTGGTGACATCAGTCTCGATGACGGTGGCACCTTTACCACCACGATTCAAACCGTAACGGCAACGGCTAACCGCACCATCAGCTTCCCCAATGCCACTGGCACGGTTGCTCTAGTGGCGGGCAGCTCGGGACAGATCCTTTACAACAACGCTGGAGCACTGGCGGGTGGACCGCACTACGACAACACCAAGTTCACGTTCGGCTATGGGGCAGGCGGCGGCACCGTCACCCAAGCAACCAACAAGAGCACTGGTGTAACGCTGAGTGTCCCCTGTGGCCGCATCACGATGAACGCGGCAGCCCTGGCTGCTAATACCACGGTGACGTTCACGCTGACCAATACGTCAATCGCAGCAACCGATCTGCTGATCTTGAATCACGTCAGTGGTGGTACGGCAGGCTCGTATCTGCTCAACGCTCAGGCCGCAGCTGGATCAGCCAGTATCAATGTCCGCAACATCACTGCGGGCAGTCTCAGTGAAGCCATTGTGATTGGCTTTGCTATCATTAAAGCCACTACCGCTTAACGGAGGAACATCTCATGGCACAATTTACTATTGACATTCCCGACGAACTGCTGCCTGCCCTGGTGGCGGAGTTCAGCATTGTCCAAGGCAGCACAACTGCTACCACCCCAGAGGAGTATTTCGCTGCCAGCATCGTTGAGACGGTGCGACAACGGGCTGAGCTTTACAAGGTGGGTCCGTATTTCTTTGGTCCGGTTGATCCTCAATTCAGGGCTGACGGGTTGCCGTTTGGCTACGTTGATCCGATTGAACCTGAAGAGCTACCTATTGACCTTGACGCTGAAGTCCTAGATGCTCCGGTGGTGGAGGAGGAAGTGGTATGACGTTGGTTTGGACGCCGGGGTGGAACGGACTGACCGAACCTGAAGCGGTTTCCTACGTTGCTGCCGTTGAAGCCGCCGATGGCCAACCGTTGGAGTTTGCCACCGCCAAGGCCATCAACGACTTTGTAATCGGCTGCAAAAACGACGGCATCTGGAACGCCATCAAGGCGAGCTGCATCCTGGCTGGGGCTAGGACTCTTGCGGGGGCGCTGGTTCCACTTGTTGGGACGGCACCTACAAACTTCAACTTCGTCTCCGGTGACTACAACAGGGAGACGGGGCTGGTGGGGAATGGTTCAACCAAATACCTAAACACCAATCGCAACAACAATGCTGATCCGCAGGACAACCATTCGCAGGGGGTGTTTGTACATACAGCGCAACCTTCGGACTCGGCCGCTTACATCGGGGTAGCGACAGGCGCGATAACGGGCGCCACTCACTTAGGCGTTGACTACGTTAGCAGTTTTGCATTTTTTCGTTCACGAGCAATTACTGCCTTCACATCCATTGGCCTTCAAGGTGCTACGGGTCTTTTGGGCACGACCCGCAGTTCTGGGTCTTCATTTACTTTTAGGGTTGCCAGTTCGTCTACTACGTCAAACACTGCCTCAGAAACCTCCGCAAGTGGGAACGTTTATGTTTTTGCGCGAAATGTTTCTGACGCAATAAACGTGCCTACGAGTGGCCGGCTTCAGTTTTATTGGATTGGCGAAAGCCTAGACCTAGCCCTACTCGACGCCCGCGTCACTTCCCTTATCAACGCCTTTGCGGCGGCAATTCCATGAGCCCAATTTACACGCCGGGAAAGTTGGTGCTGAAGAAGGACAGCGTTGCCGTTGATCCAAACACTGATCCGAACATTGCCAGCGTCTCCCTGCTGCTCTCCGGCAACGGCATCAATGGCAGTACGTCAATCATTGACAGCAGCCCATCGCCGAAGACGGTGACGGCATTTGGCAACGCGCAGATCAGCACGGCGCAATCGAAGTTTGGTGGAACAAGTATTGCGTTTGATGGGACGGGGGATTACATGCAGACTACGACGGCCATCAGTATTAACACATCTGAAGATTACACGATTGAGTGCTGGGTCAGATTGTCCGGCGCTCAAAACAGTGCGGTTATTGTTATTGGCAATGGCTGGAACCAAGCAAACTCCTTTTGCGTTGGCACTTTCACGGGCAACTGGGTATTTTCAGTTGGTTCAACATTTAACAATGTAATCGCAAGTTACGCCACCGACTCTTGGGACCATATTGCTGTGACAAGATCTGGCGGGAATACTAATACCTTTTGGTTAAATGGAGCAAGCCAGGCTGTAATATCAACAACTACATCATTTTCCGGGATTACAGGTGTTTCGCTAGTAAACGTTTCCCCATTTACTAGCGCCACATTAAACGGCTACATCAACGATTTCCGCATCACCAAAGGCGTAGCTCGCTACACCGCTAACTTTACGCCACCAACGGCTCCGTTCCCCAACTATTAGCTATGACCCACCTACTATTCACACGCGCTAACCCCTGGAGGATGGAGCCATGACTTGGAAGATTACGCCGGGGCAGCCAGTGCCGGTTGATCCGATCTTTAATAATGTATCTCTGTTGCTTCACGGCAATGGCACTAATGGCAGCACGACCATCACCGATAGCAGCTTGACGCCTAAGACAGTAACTGCGGTTGGTAATGCGCAAATCAGTACGGCACAAAGCAAGTTTGGTGGCAGCAGTATTGCGTTTGATGGGACGGGGGACAGGGTATCAGTTGCCGATAATGCAGCTTTTGACTTTGGCACTGGTGATTTTACTGTTGAATGCTGGGTGTTTAGCGTTACAGTCTTGGGTGCTTATGGCTCTTCATACGCTCACATAGCGGGAAAAGGAAATGGCATTGCGACTGGCAGTTGGGCATTGGGTTTTTACCAGGGGAAAATGACTTGGACTGCGGATTTTGTTATCACGCAAGGAGCCACAATTTTAGCAAACAACACTTGGTATCATTTTGCGGCCTCTAGGTCTGGATCTACTTTGAAACTATTTGTTAATGGCTCGCAAGAATCATCTACAACAAACACTATAGATAACACTTCATCCTTTTCTTTCACTGCGGGAGATCGTCAAGCTGCTGACCCAGGTGGAAATTACCCCTTAAACGGCTACATAGACGATCTCCGCATCACCAAAGGCGTAGCCCGTTACACGGCTAACTTCACGCCACCCACCGCTGCGTTCCCGGACATCTAATCGTTATGGCCAAACCAAAGGGTTCTTTAAATAAAGTTCTTCATGTCCCCGGCCCCCCGAAAAGAACTAGGCAGGGGCAGGGACAACACAGTCTTCCAAATCACAACCGTAAACAACTTCGAGGTCAAGGTAAATGATTACTTTTTTCGGTCTTAAACTGTCCTATGAGGCAGCTATCTTTTTTGGCTTGTTCATTGCTTCTGAAATTGTTGGCCTCAGCAAGTACCGCTCCAATAGCGTCGTTCAAGTCTTTCTTAAGGTCGTTGATCTGATGCGTCCTATGCGTCAAGAAGATGACAGGATCAAACGCATTAAGGACTCCTTTAAGGGTTGAACCATGACGGTTCTTACTGTCCCTCAGTACTATCTTCAAACTGATTCAGCAACAAAACATGGTGATCGGATGTGCTTCTCTAGCACGATGGCCATGGCAATCAAATATCTAGCCCCCACTTCTCTTATGGGGGTTAATGCTGATGATGATTACCTTAAACGGGTGTTACGCTACGGTGATACCACCCAATCCTTTGCACAAATTAAAGCAGCCGCTGATTACGGCATTAAAGCCACCTTTCAACGCACGGGAAGCCTTCAAAGCCTAAGAGATCGTCTTATGGCGGGGCTTCCGGTGCCGGTTGGAATCTTACATCATGGGCCGTCCACTGCGCCCTTTGGTGGGGGACATTGGATGCTCGTGGTGGGTCTTACGGATACTCATGTGGTGTGTCATGACCCCTTTGGGAAGTTAAATGACTCAAATGGTGGGTATTCACAACCCGGAAAGGGTGGTAAGGCCGTATGGTATGCCCTAAAGCACTGGTTGCCACGTTGGGAAGTGGAAGGAAGGGGTACTGGATGGTTCATGGACGTCCGTCGCATGGCAACTTCCCCAACGCCTCCACCTAGGACGGCCTTTGCTAACACTTGGAAGGGTGTTAAAGCCGTTGCTGATCGGTGTGGAGCCAAATATCCAGAGGTTGTGGCTGCTCAATGGGCCCTTGAGTCCGGCTATGGCAAACACACCTCCGGACGGAACAACTTTTTTGGCATCAAGGGCAAACCAGGAACCACAAAGGATACCAAAGAGTTCATTAATGGGAAATGGATTACAATTCAAGATACCTTTAAGGATTATCTAACCCCTGAAGCTTGTATTGAGGATCTTATTCGCCTTTGGTATAAAGACTTTAAAGGCATGAAGGGAGTTAATCGGGCCACCTCTTGGGAGGAATGCTGTAGGTTACTCCAAAAGGAAGGTTACGCTACGGATCCAACGTATCCACAAAAACTAATCACTCTTATCAAAGAGCATAATTAATGTCACATCCTGTTTATCCTACATTCCCTACCAGCCCTGCTCCGGTTATTGGAGACGTTTTTGAGCCTAATCATGGTGGTAGTTGGACTTACAGCAATATTGGTTGGGTTAAAACTGTTATTGTTTTGACCAGTGATTACCCCATTTATGAAGGTTTAATGGTAAATACCTCCCCATGACACAACGCGCAAATGAGGAAGATTTTAACGAGCTTCACGGCCTCGTTACAAATGAATTGATTGGTCGAATCAAGTCTGGAGTTGCCACCACACAGGACCTCAAGGCTGCCACCGATTGGCTTGCTAAGAATAACATTACTGGTGTCCCCGTGCTTGGTTCTCCCTTGGCATCACTCTTTAGTAGTCTTGAATTGGAGCTGGAGGATGTCGAACGAGCCATCCGATGATAATGGGGGCGAAATGATGTCAACACTGCTCAAGAATTTAGCGGCAACTGCCTTTCTTGGGTTATTTAGTTGGCATCTTCTTACGCTTCATAACATTGCTAAATCAGTAGAGGTACTTATCGAAAAGGTAAGTGCTGGTAATAGCAGAATTGAGCGCCTCGAAAACGAAGTATTCTTTAAGGAGTATCCAAATGGCGCCTCGAAAAACAACAACCCCTAAGCGTAGTGCTGCGTATTATCGGAGCAATCCG